CCGCATGATGGTCCGGGGCAACATGAAAGGGCTCGCGATAATCATCCCCGACCCGGTAGGCGTTTACGAAAAGCGCGCCCCCAACTCCGTCATCGGCCTCGGATGGGACGCAGGCGGACACGGCGAAGGCGATCACCCAAGCCGCTACGCCTGCACCGTCTGGGAACACCTCAACGGCTGCAGCCACTACCTCTACGGTCGGGAATGGGACGCCACCGCGTCCAAGGAACAAGTCGTCCGCGACATGGTGGACATCTGGCGGTTCTTCCGGCCCGACGAGAAGCTGGCCTTCGGCGACGCTTACGGAGTGGCCATCATCAGCGACATCTGCGACGCCCTCTGGGACCTTCGCCTCGTCAGGATCAACCGTCGCGAGTTCCCCGGCTCCTCGGCGAGCACCTGGGAAAAGTGGCCCTTCAAGCCCGTCCGCATGGATGGCTTCCTGAAACACGCCGCCTACACCTACGCCCAGGTCGAAATCCACGGCGGGCGAGTTTTCGCTCCCCTGGTCACCGACCAGAACCGCCGCGAGCCGGAATACGAAACCCTCGAACGGGCCGTCGAGCAGTTCAAAAACATCCGGGCCGTCCACACCAAGAAGGCCTACGACAGCTACGAAATGATCAAGGCCCGCATCGGAGACGACCTCGCCGACTGCTCCGTCCTCTACTTCTACGGCCTTGGCACCCAGGGCCTCCTCGCGGTTCCGACGATCATCATGAGCAGCACCGTCACCCGCGACAAGGCCCTCGACCCAGGCGACCGCATGACCCAACTGGAAAGGCGGGTCGCATGAGCCTTTGGACAAAAATCACCGGCCTATTTAAAAAGGCCGATTCAGCCCCCGCCGAAAGCACACTCCGGGGCACAGGCTATGCCAAGCCGATCGCCATGTGGCCCTGGGATCAAATCGGCCAGCTCAACGACATCCGGACCAAGATCGACGAAATCGACGCCCTCGACGAATCCAACGGACAGGTCAAGCAGCTTCACTCCAAGCTCGCCAAGTTCGCCACCAGGGGCGGCGTGTCCTTCGTCCTTCGCAACGACGAGAACGAACGCATGACCCAGATCGCGAACGACTGGATCAAGCGGGTCCACCTGGATAAACGCGACATCCGCAAGGAACATGCGCGCCGCCTGCTGAAACACGGCAATATCGTCCTGCAGAACGTCGTTTCTTCCTCGGACCGCATCGAGGCCCTTGTGGTCATGCCCACCCAGACCATGAAACCGCTGGTCGACGACCGCGGGCAATTCACAAACCCGGCCAAGGCCTACGTCCAGATGGACCCGATGGGCATGACCGAAGTGACCTCATTCGCCAAGTGGCAGATTTCATGGGGCGCGCTCGACCGCGAAGCGAATCGCCTCTACGGCAGGCCGATGATCGACGCGGAGCGCAAACGGGCCAAGCAGATCACGATGACCGACGACGATCTGGTAATCCGCCGCCGAGTGAGGGCTGCTCTTCGATATTTGCACATCGTCGAAGGCGCGCGGCCCGAAGAAATGGACTCCTACCGGGCGGATAATAAAGATTCTCTCGAAAATCCATTCAACCCTGTAAACGACTTTTTTTCAAATAAGGCCGGCGCGATTACCGCCATCCAGGGCGACGCAAACCTTGACCAGATCGCAGATGTGCAGTTGCTCAATAAAAAATTCTACGCCGGCTGCGGCGTCACCGCGCACCAGTTCGGCCTCATCGAAGACGACCTGAACCGCGACGTTTACGAAGACACCCTGGGCGACCTGTTTGAAGTTATCGAAGACATCCAGGAAACCTGCTGCGATACCTGGGAGGAAAGCCTTCGCGTGGAATTCCTCCTCGCCGGCATAAACGCCGACGCCTACGATTGGGACCTTAAACTCGAAGGCCGCAAAGTCGAGACGCCGAACCAGAGAATGGATCGCGGCATAAAAGCCCAGACGATGGGCATCCCGCTAAAATACATCGTAACTGAAATCCTAAATTGGCCCTGGGAAAAAATCAAAACAATGATCGACGAAGAAGCGGCGGAAATGGACCCCTACGGCGCCCGCATCGACGATGAATTGAATGACGATCAGGGCAAGCCGCCCCTGAAAATCGTGGAAGGAAACCAACGCGGCAAACAATCGGCCACTTACGTTGGGAAGAAATGACCAACCGTGAACGACAACTCCGCATACAGCAGGCAGTCCGTAAAGCCCGCGAAGCGTGGCTCCGAAAGAACTACGGTCAGCAGCGCGAGCTCGAAGCGCTCTACCGCTCGGTGGGCGCTGACGTTCGCCTTGAAATTGTGGCTGCCGGCGATTTTGACGGCCAGCTTCGCGCTTCTCGCCTGGACCAACTCGATCGCGCAATCAACATCCGCCTCGGCGACCTGTTTGCACGTCGAGACAAATTATTCGAAGGCGCGATTATCGCCGCCGCCGCCAGCGGCTCCTCGCGGGTTCGCACCGTCGCCCGGCTCATTCCCGGCGTCGATGTTGCCGCCGCAGACCTCGCCATCGTCAACGACCGCGCCGTCAAGTGGCTCTGGGAATTCGTTGCGGAGGACGGCATTCAACTCTCCCCGCGCCTCTGGAAAATCGACCAGGGCGCCAAGCAGCGCATCACCGAAGCGCTCCGGGAAAGCATCGCCCAGGGCGAAGCTCTCCACAAGACTGCCGAGAACATTCTCAGGGGTGCAGACCCCGCCGCCGTTAAAACGGTGGAAAAGGCCTTCGGGCAGCAGCGCGTCGTCCGAATCGGCGGCGACATCGAAAAACTATTCACGCCCCGTGGACGCCGCAACGGCGTCTTCAACATCGAGCGCGTCCTCATCACCGAGACAAACCGGGCCAACGGCCAGGCTTTTGCTTGGACATGCCGCGACGCTGCCGGTTCGGTCGGCATGCGCTGGACCCTCTCCAGCAGCCACCCCCGACAGGACATTTGCGACGATCTCGCAAGCGCCGGTGGAGACGGCCTCGGCCCAGGCGGGTACCGCTTCAATAACCTGCCGTCATTTCCCGCGCACCCCCTGTGCCTCTGCTACTGGGTGCCGATCTTCGAATGGGAGGTCAGATAATGCCTGAAAAAATTATTTGCTTCGTAACTGAAATAACCGACGAGATCATCAAAAAGCTCGCCTCGGGATCCGAAAAGCCGACCACCTGGAACACGCTGATGAAGCTCGCGGAAGGCAAGGACATGTACGGCGAACCCTTCAAAATCCTTCCCGCCAACATCGCGCAGGTAAAAAGAAATTGGGACGGCGGAATTGGCCCCCGGCATTTGGCAATAAATTTCGATCACAAACGGGGCAAAGCGGCTGGCTGGATACAGGATGTGAAGGACGAAAAAAGCCGCCTGCGCACCCTGAACGAATGGACGCCCTCCGGCGCGAAGGCGATAGCCGATAAAGAATACCGATTTCTAAGCGCAGAATATTCCGAAGATTACCTGGACAAAAAAACAGGACAGCGGCACGGATGGGTTCTTCTTGGCGCTGGACTGACCAACGTTCCGGCGATTATCGACCAGGAACCGCTCATGTTGTCTGACGGTTCGAAGCAGGAAGTTGAGAGACGGATTGTGTTTCATCCAGACCTCGCAAAACAACTCAGTGAAAAAAACTCAGAGGAGGAAATGAACGTGAAAAAGTTTCTTGCAACGCTCCTTATCGCATCGGGCCTCCCTGCGGAAAGCCGCAAAAGCCTGGGCACGGAGCTCGAGAAAAAGTTAACAGACAAATCGACCGAGGACGAGGTCATCAAGCTGGCCTCTGAGGCCATCGATGCCGAGAGGAAAAAACTCTCCGATGCGGCGGCTGCCGCCGATGCGAAAAAGCTGGCGGACGACAAGGACGCCGACGCGAAGAAACTCGCTGCCGACAAACAGCCCCCGGCAGACGACAGGAAAACCCTCTCCCAGGCCGACGTGGAAGAAATGTTCACCAAGCGCCTGGCGGCGGAAAAGGAAAAAGAGCGCAAGCTGGCCGAGGCGCGCACAGCACGGATCGACGCCTTCGAAAAGCGCCTCTCCGCCGCGGCGGGACTGCCGGACGAACCCAAGAAGTCCCTCTCGGCCGACTACGCCGAATTCGTCACAGGCGACATGCACGAAGCGATGGCCAACCGCTATGCAGACCGCATGCTGGCGATGGCGGAGCCGATCATCGCCCAGGCCAAGCTCGCCGCCGAAGGCTACCAGTTCGACGGTCGCGTCATCGTGACCGACGCGCAGGAGCAGAAGCGCGCCCTCGCCGTCTGCGACTTCCTTGACGAGAAGGTCCTGAAGCTGGCCAAGGATCGGAAGGTCGCCCCCCGCAACAAGGCGCTGGCCGAGGCCGCACTCGCGGACTTCGACCGCAGGCACCTTTCCCGCCTGCACGACGAGGGAAAGCGTTTCCTGGCCGGCGGGCCGACCGGCATGGCAAACACCACCATCGGCACATCGCTCTTCAGCGTAGGCCGCACCCTGCTCCGCGAAGCCCTCTACGACCTGGTCGCCACCAACTTCGTCGCGGCCTCCGTTGAAGGTCTCGCTGTGCAAAGCCCAACGATCTACATCCCCTCCGTCAGCCGCGAGCGGGAAAGCGACCTGCTCTCCGCGCTCATCAAATACCAGGGCCAGGCAATCGGCAGGGCGCAGATGGTGCAGAGCGGCGAGTCCGGCTACGTCAGCCCCCTGAAACTCGCCACGGCGCTCTACAATGAAGTTCTGCTCTTTGGCCCCCGCGCGGGAATCAACTACAACCCCCTGGCCGAAAACCTCGGCGCCTGCTCCCGGATCATCGGC